ATTACCTAGTTCAGCATTTTGAAATTTATCTTCTAACCAAAGAAGACCAGTATCACGATATGGTTCTAGAACATCGTCTTTGTCAGCACCAGTATCTGCAAAGATAAACTTTGTAAATGCAGTATCACCAAATAGCTTTTGAGTATTTTGAATACGAAGCTTTTGAGCTGACTCATCTAATGATAGAGATGTAATCATATGAAAAGTATATCCATGCTTACGATGTAAAAGATCTACGTAATACATTGCATCTCGAAGAGGTGGTAAAAAACCAATAGCAGCAGATTCGTTAAACTGCCTTACAAGTTTTTTCTTTTCAAAATGAGTTAAGCCGTAACGGTCTCCCATATCATAATGTTCTTGACCGTCTTTAACGATCTCATATCCTTGAGATTGCATCCAGACATTCATAGCATATTCCCAATTCATGAGAACGCCATCACAGTCAGTTAAGATTACTTTATCTAAATTATTTAAGTCTTTCATATAATTTCCTTTCATATTGTATACTACCACATTTTTAATGGAATGTACATAAGAAAAATTATATTACTCTTTGCCTGTTTCTTTTATGATACAGTTCAATAGTTTCATGAAGCTTGTCTGTCCAATTATCACGATGCTCTTTATATGTAAGAGCTCTACCATTATCAACATCCATAATGATTACAAGGTTAGGCATAGCCATACCAGTACGTTCTTCCCACATAATAGAATATGCACAAGCTTGAATAAAATAATGATCAAGCATAGATTTCTTTTTAGGGAAGCGAGAGGTTTTAAAATCGACAATACTATTTACATTGTCAAATTTACAAGCACAATCACAAGTGCCGGCTAATTTAAGATAATCACTATATAACGGAACTTCTTGATCGTATACAATATTCATACGCTTTTCAAGAATAGGTTTCATATTAGTCAGACTTTGCATTACATGTGGTAATACATCTTCTGCATAGTTAGGATCATTTTTGAGATATTTTTCTACAAGAGTATGAACCGCAGTGCCGCGAGTTGCAGCTTTGTGTCCTATCTTATTAGCTTCTTCTTCTCCGACCTTAGCTCGCCATTTAGCGATCTTATCTTCGTTAAGAATAGAAGTTACAGTTGTAACGCTAGGATATGCCACACCTTCTGGAGTGACATACCTGCGTTTCTCACCATCTTCTCTTTTTAGAGTTTCATAGCCTAAGTCAATTTTTTCATGTATATAATTCATAATAACATTCTAACACGAATTAACGCGTTTGTACACAGTTAATTTACATTAATTCAAAATGAGGTCCATCAATAAATGGTCGACGTCCTTGTGATCGGCGTAAATCTACATAAGCCATCATAGCATCTTCAGCTGTGCCTTCGTATGTACGAATATCACCTTCAGACCAAGCTGCGCCCCATTTAACAGCAACACCTAATTCTTCGGCAGCTGCTTTAAATGCATCAGCAATATCATCATACACATTGATTTCCCATACAACGTCTGAACCGTCATATGCTACGACATCAACAGCATGAGAATAACCTGAATCTTGAATAAGATGTTTTGATTTCATAGTTTGAGATCGACCAGATGCTACTAGTTTTTCTTGCTCTTCAACAGTACGAACACCGTATGTAACGCCGAAATCTACTTTAGTTAATTCAATTGCACGTTCTACTACGGCGACCATATCTGGATGTACTCCTTCGAGTTTACCTTTTGATCGGCTTGATAGTTTAAATGCCATGTATTCCTCCTATAGGTTAAGCATTTCTTTTGTCATAATATAGTCTCTTACAAAATCAGATCGGACAATATCTTCCCATCTAAAATTGATTATATCAAAGTTTTTTAATTGTTCAACAATAGACAAGAATCTATATATTCCTTGTTTATCGTCATCATATTTAAAATCTGTTTGCAGGTGATCTCCGGAAAATATAATACGAGAATCTCTACCAACACGTGTTATAACAGAATCTAATTCATGAAAATTAAGATTCTGCATTTCATCAACAAGAATCACTGCATTATCTACTGTAACACCTCTAATAAAAGATGTTGATTCAAATTGAATTTTATTAGAAGATATAGCTTTACTCCAGGATCCTTTATCGCCAAATAAATCACATGCTATAGCTTTGTACGGAGTAATATAAGCTTCTTCTTTTTCTACTTTAGTACCAGGCAAATATCCCATATCTCTTGTAGGTACCATAGATCTTATAATAATCAACCTATCTTGTAAACTATTAGGATCTAAAACTGCTTCTAAACCAAGATACATTCCGACAAAAGTTTTACCAGTTCCTGCAGATCCTGCTAGTACTAAATTAAAATCATCATCCCATGCTTCAAAAGCTTTATTTTGGTTTTCAGTTAATGGTTCATACTCTAACAAATCATCTAGACGAACCGTCATAGAATTATTCGGCTGCTTATTCCGTTTCATAAGTTAACTGTATTCCCTTTACCAGCACCCTTTTTAATTCTTTCTAAATTTTCTTTCCAGCCATCGTCGGTTTTACTTAAAACCCCGCCAGTAGATTCAACTATTTTAGGAGCAGATGGAACTAGTTTTAATTTATATTCAAGTAACATATCTTGTAACTCTTCCCACTTACAATTAACTTCCCATGTTTTTGTAGACTTGGGATCATCTTTTTTGACGGTATATATTGGCATGACTATCTCTCGTTTATAGTAATATATATTAAGCTGCTACCTTAAACCACTCAGGTATTTGTCGACGCGTCCATTTCATTTTAAAACGATCTTGTTTTGTATGATAATATTCTTGATAAGATCTGACAGGATCACCTTCATGAATACATTGTGGCTCATGTGTCATTGCAAGAGCAAATGGTGTAAGTGATTTATTGTAATTGATATTACGTGGTGCATCTCGCAATACATCTGTTAACAAAGTTTCTGTACTATGAGTTTTACCATAACGAAACCGATACTCGATACACAATGCTTTCCAGTGCTGGTAGTGCCATATATAATTAGAAACAGATTCCATAGTCCATACTGTACACGGATGACCAACATGTACAGCTTTATACAATGTATCTTCTAAATCTTGTTTAGGATGAACCCAGTATTTGACCATAGTTTTACCAGACTTCGATGGCCGACGAGTTTGTTCACCGTCAAGAATACGATGTGCTGTTGAAAGCATTTGAGCCGACTCGACGATCATTTTTACGACATGCTTGTCGCATTGCCATTGAGCTGCTACGATTGGATCTGTATCTAGGATAAAAATATTCATGGTATACTATCCCCCTCTAAAGTTGATACTTTATTATACCACAATTTAGGGGGGAAGTACACTCCTTTTTTTACTATGAAGCTTCTTTTATACGATTGTCTAAATATTTTCGCTTAGCCAGAATTTTTTGCATTAGTGAGATCTTGCCTTTCCGTTCAAGTTTTTGGGCATATTCCTGTAGTTCAAGCGAATCTTGTCTAAGACGTTCTAGCTGATTTTCTGACATGTATAATTGTCTCCTTAAAAGTAAAATAATCACACCATCATGATGTATCCTGCAATAATCCAGGAAATGCTTCCTCGATTACCGGCCTCGAAATGCCGTCTAATTTCTTTTTGTTAATCATTGCTACTACAAGCTTAGCATCATCTGGATGTATACCTTCTAGAATCTCAAATAAAATTCTTTCGCGCTTATAGGTAGGCATTTCATCGCCTGGACCTCCAACAACGAAGTTTATAAATCGCTTATGCTCTTTTAATAAATTTGTAGGAGCGTTATGTTCTTGATTAGGAGTATAAGGCGGATCGCCTTCAGGAAAGTTAAATTCGACAGTGCTATCATATGCACCGCGTAAAATATCTTTCAGAGCCCAAGATTCTCCTTCTCGTAACTCTTTTACTTTTTCTTCTTTGTTTCGTCGATTCTTAGTTCGGCGAATCACTTCATATACTGGTCTTACCATATCATCCTCATTAATCTATTTATCTCGAATATGTTTTGCATGTATCTTACAACCAATAAATTCATTATAAAATTCATCAGATAATAGTACATCATATTGAAATTGGAGTTTTGCTTCGTAGTAAGAGCATTCGCCTTTTGTTCTACAAAGTCTTAATATTTCTCTTTTGTAATTATCTTTACCTTTTGATTCAACTAAACTTTGTACTTCTTTATTTGAACCATAATACTCACGCCAATCTGATTCGGCTCTTGTGCGGACTCTACGTTTGCGTGTTTTAGTAATAGGTAGGATTTTTGGTTTCCAGAAGAATTTCTTACCGATATATTTTTTACCGGTATCTTTCTCGGTCACCATATAAACAAACCCCTGAAATTCATCAGGGGTTTCGTTAAATTCTTTATCATTATAAACCCACATAGGTTTATATATCTTAGTATTCATCTGAGTCTAATTCAAGCGCATTATTTTCTTCACCGCAAAAAGGACAATACTCAACGACCATGTCCGTTTCAGAATATATTTCTACTTCAATATCGCAATAATGACATTCGACTATAAAATGTTTTTCTTTCATTAAAAGTCAATCTCGCAAGCTCCACCTGCACAAGCTGCCGCACCTAATGTATCAACATCGGTATACTTCTTCTCGGTCAGGTCATGTTCCCAACTAATATCTCTGAAGTTAGCATTAATCTTATTCCACTTATGCAATAGATAAGAATCCTTCAAGCAATATTCTGTTTCTTTTAAATTGCCATCTAAATAATTATTTGCAAAATTGTTGAATCTACGAATCCAATCTTTCTTCAATGCAGTTTGTGTAGACTCGACTGATAGATCTTCACCCATACCTTGAGCCGTAGAACAAGCATTCCAAAGATTATCAAATGCATTAAGTGCATCAACAACTAAGCCACTTGCAAAGATGGCGGCTGTTCCGTATTTATCAACCATAGTATTTGCATCGATGACACCAGTGTTTGGAGCTTGATTAAAGTCTTTGTCACCCATTGCAGATAAGAATGAAATACCTGCAAAGCTACGACGATTCTTAAATACATAGCTTTCGACTTCATCCCAATCTTTTACAATAATAGTATTTGACACGTTATGACGAATACCTTTATCAGCACATAGCTCTTCGTTTGTACCAGCATTTACCCAATGCTCTTGAGCTAGTTTAACTTTTTCAAGATGGTCTACACCGATCAATTCATCTTTAAGCATTGATCCTTCTTTTGGTAAGATAGGAAATGAAACAACTACGTCTGTTCCGCCTGCTGACCAAACTGATTCTTCAACCATATGTGGATTTGTCTTTTGTATAGCCTGAGTTACCTCAGATTCTTTGTTCATCTGAACATTACGAATATACATATTAGAATGCTCAGCGTGAATACCACTAGCAGTTTGCAATAGAACCGAAGCATTACCGCTTGGCTTGACACAAGTCGTTCTAGCCGCCGCATTGATTCCAATAACTTCTGCAACTTCTCTGTTGACTTGTCTGACAATGTTTGCCCCTTCCTCAAGTATTTCTGCATCAAATAAAATATCAGGATTATTCATCCATCCTGTGATCGAAACTCCCAATAAAGCTTCTCGATCAAATATATCTTTTGTTGTATCTGGTAAAAATTTAAAATCAGTGTAACCTGCCTGAAGTGTACCAAGGATCGCACCAGCGCGGCAGGCAAGAAAGAAATCTTCTTTAGTTACACATTTACCACCGTTAATCTCTGTAAGATTACATCCCTGCCATCCAGACTTACCGTCTATTTGTGGGAACATTCCAATCTCAACACATGGATTAGTCGTATGTTCTGTTGACTCTACAAATACAAAACCTGGTTCGCCGAACTCTTTTACCTTTGTCATGATCTTGCCGAACTGTTCAGGTGTAGTTGTGTCTCGAACTATGACAGCCGAGTTATTTGATCGACCACGTTGTGGATTATCAACAAACCAATTACCTGTTTTAGCTGACATCATTTCTTCGTCATCAGGTGAGAATAAACAAATAGTTGCTGAACGTCTTACGCCGCCTGATAGAACAGCGTCAGCTTCGTGCATACAAATATCATATACATTAATTGGACGTAGAGCAACGGCATCCTTTGTATCAATCACAATGTCTTGTAATAGATGTTCAATCTTATCAAGAGCACGACGTAATCCGTCAGGACCTGGTGCTTTAAATCCACCAGAGATTTTAGATCCTTTTGGTCGAATGTTTGATAAATCAAAATAGACTCTACGACCAGCGTAATCTGGATATTTACCACCATCTACAAAATATGATGACATAAGAACATCAACCGCAGTTGCCCATCCTTCAATATCATCTGTTACAGTATGTGTTTTTGCTGGTTTAGTTCTAGCTACAACTTTAGGTAGTTTTGCAACGTGGTGTTCTTGAACAGAAAATCCTGCACCGGCGCCACATAATAGAATATAGAAAATCTCACCAAAGAATGCTGGACGATCAGCATAAGAAGATGTACAGTTGTACATTCTCATTTGGTGTTTTAGCAACTGTTCTCCACCGAACTGGAGGGCACGTTGTGCTCCTAAAACTCGTTGCTCTTTATAGGCTTGCCTGGCTTCTTCTAAATAAGACTTTAATCCGTTTTCTTTTTCTTTATATTGATTCGCGTGCATTTCGATTACGCGATCTACAGCTTCCTCCCATGTTTCGTATCTTTCATTGTCGTCGTTAAAGCGTGAGTAACTATCGTAGAATTTCGTTTCGGACAAAAGTCTACGTGTGTCAACAGAAGCTGTTGCCATTGCAATTTCCTTTATATAAATGATTTTCCTTATGTGGTATTATATATCAAAACCACGACTTTGTAAATAGCAATATATGCCATATTTGAACTAAATATAGCAATATATTGTAAAAAGAATTAAATTTTTTTATTCACCAATTTGTTGAATTTGTGTTTCATAATACGCAATAATCTCTTTTTGTTGAAGAATGTATCTGCGTATATCGGCTATTCCCATTGATAGATTCTCATAGCCTTTTGGCGTAATAGCCATGAAGGCGGCAACACCACCGGCTTCTTTTATTCTTACTATAGATTCTTCTAGGTTATCTTCATTGATAACAAACCATTCAACGTCAGGCATATCAACAGGTTTTGGTGGAGCCTGTAAAGGAATGGTTGGGTAAATGTATTCTTTCTCAGTTACTACTATCGGTTCCGTCGTCTTCGCGCAACTCGTCAGTAATAGAAGGAGAGGTATCAGATAAAATATTTTGTATGAGTCGGTCCACACCACGATTAATCCTCCGCTCGAGATCTGCCGGATCTTCGAGAGCTTCTCTTGTTATATCAATTTGACTAAATCTTTTTCTAAGCCTATCAAGTCCGGCCTCTGACTTTTGTAATGATTCTTGTAGATCTTTAATCATTAAAGCATTATTACTAGCTTGATTTTCTAATTCAACCACAGTTTTTTCTAATGTCTCAGCCGCACCTTGTAAAACAATATTATTTTCTCTCAACCTTGCTTTCTCAGCTTCTGAGGTTTCATAATACCAATATGCTGTATAACCTATGCCACTAAAAGTAGCAACTAAAAACAAAAACAAATAAATTCTAAGCATCTGAGTCTAAATAATTTCTAAATCTTTTTAATACTTTTGGATCTCTATCTTTTCTTCTACGTCTATCTATAACGACTGTACCAGATGGATTATCTCCAGCACCTACAACAGATGCAGTAGTAGTTCCGCCTGCCATTTCTTGAGCCTTCTTAATAGCAGCTTGAGTTGGTGCACCCTTCTCACCTTTTTTTCTCATTTTTTCTCCTCGCCTACGTTTGGCCCAGATGTTTGCCCATAATCCTGCTTCTTTCATTTGATAAGCTCCGCTGATGAAATATAAATTTTTTGATTTGTATTCATATGAACACCTTCATATATGTCAATACCATATACATCACCAATAGGATATGAACCCTCATTTATTCTAACTTTATCTTTTGCTTTAACTACATCTTCAAATGTAGAATTAATCATTTTATTATTTTGTAAACGATACATTCCAGGAGATAACATTCTATCTTCACAAATAAACCATTTGTTTTCTTCTAACATAAATTCTTTAGAATCTAATCCTAGTTCTTTCATAATTTTTTCTACTGACTCATCAGATAGTTGCCCGTGTTCTTTTATTAAATAAAGAGCAGAAGCATAAGATCCGACTTTACCTGCTGGTATGAGTCGTTTAATATTAAATACTAATCTATTAAATGGAGTATACGCATCTTTTTCTTCAGGAGTTTTAGGCTTTTTTAGACGTTTGCCTTTTTCATCTATTATGCCTAATTTGTATGCAGCTGTTTTATCAAACGACGTAACAAGAAGTTTGAGGAATCTAAATGTATAGACTAGGTCTGCTGCTCTTTTAACTATTCCCATCAGATTTTCCTTAAGGCTTCTACAATGCCTTCATCCATTCTATATTGTGCGTATTCTGTATTTTTTACATACTTTAAAAATATTAAAAATGGTTTTATCACTGGCCAATGCATTGGATCTAACTTTAATTCTAGTATTTTACATCCAGCTTCAATACCAAACATATTAAAAAATACTATAAGATGATTTAATATCAATCTTTCTGATAATTCACCATAACCAATATAACGATTTACTAATCTCTTAATATATTTTATTCTTTTAAGATCTTCGTAAAAATCCTCTGAACTTGCGCCCAGAGGATTATCATAATTCTTAGCCGCATAAAGAAGTAAATTTTCTTCGGTAACTTCAGTAAATTCCATAATCTATCCTAAATAAGTTTCACACTTATTTATTCAGAAATTACCTCGTTCAATTCATCAATTAAGTCAGACTTAGTTTTCCTGCGATCTAATTCAATACCATGTTGTCTACCTAATGCTTCTAATTGAAGCTTAGTCATATCTTCCATTGAAGTATTATTTACTGGTGCTTCATTTAGTTGTATTGGTTTAGGCATAGGTGGAGTCTCCGGCCGTGGTGATTTTTTCATAACAGGTTGTTCAACCACACCAGTATATGCATCAACTTGCTCTTGAGTCATACTTTGAGCTTTTAATAATTCATTGGTACGTGGATCTCTCCAACCATTTAATGTTGGAACGGCATTTTTTGCCCAACTTGGAGGACTAATTGTCATTTTGTTACTGCTCCTTTCACAGGGTTTACAATGGCTTTATCGCCTTTCATGTTATCATTGCCCCTAGCTTTCATTGCCGGAGCTGAGTCAGATGCTTTCTTTACATCATCTCCAGAAGCTTCTGGATTATCTTTTACTTCAGGCTTATGATCAGCCTTCATCTTTTTTGCTGTTGGAGAATCTTTAGAATCCATCTCTTCAGGAGCTGTAGCACCTGCAGTATGAGATTTCTTTTCCATGATACGAGCGTATACAGGCCAGCGAGTAGATTCAGTTTTTTCCATAGGTGCATCACCTTTCCCCTTTTCGGTATCAGGTTCTTGACGTGGCTTCACTTCAGCTTTTTCACCTTTTTTCTTTTTATTACGAAGGCCTTTGAAATCAGCTGCATCGATATCACCATCTTTATCATGATCAAGCTTATGCTGATCACCTTTTAACTCTTCATTCATGTGATATCCTTTATTATCACAGTGGTCACATCCTTTACCTTCACATTTAGGACATTCCATTTTGCCTTCTTTGTGCATCATTTCTTTTGCACATTTTCTAACTTGCTCAGCTGAACATCCGTAGGCTTCTGCTGCTTGTTTATATGAACAACTAGAGTCTTTCATATACATCTTAGCAGCTTTAATAACATTAGAGTGATAAGATTCATATGCTTCGTTAGCATCTTTCGTTGGCTTACTAAGCTTGGATTTCCAGTTGGGATTATTTTTCTTCAGTGAAGCCATATTAGCATCTACTTTTTTCTTAATCTCAGCTCTCTTTTTTGGATCAACCATACCGCCATAGCCTTCTTTAGCATCTTTCTTTGGAATATCAAAAGGGGCTTTAGGCAGAGTTACTTGATCTTTTGGCTTTGCAGTACGTCTAGCTTTGTCTAAAGCTTTCTGTTTATCTTTCTGCGTTAATACTTTTTCTTGGACCTGTTGTAGCGCAAGGCCCATATTTTTAATGTCTTGTGTTTTCATTTTCGTTTCCTTTACATCCACATTTGGGCTGCGATTGATCCGGCTGCAGCTATAATAGCCACCCAGAATAGTTTATTAATTATACCAACAGTGTGAGCATTTTGTCTCACTTGCTCCTCAATATTATCAAGCTTCTCACTAAATCGATTCATTCTCTCCCAACCACTATCTTGTACCTGTTTGATACTAGCTATTTTCTCTTCAGCACGAGCTAAAGAAATCATTGCTTCAGTTAGGTTGTCGAGCTTCTCCTCGATTCTATCTAGTCTAGCATTAGTCGTCATTTGTAAATCCGGTGTTAATTCTAGAGAAGGTTTCATCATCTAACAATTCCATCTACGTCTAGCCTGCCTTAATCTACTATCAGGATCCTTCGCTGCCTTAGGAAACTTCTTCATTTGACCTGCACTTCTTGCACAGAATGATTTACGCCTATTGGCTGCTTTTGATCCCTTCTTCAGTTTACTCGGCTTTGTTGTTACCGCAGTTTGTAGTTTACTTCCTGGATTTGCTCTTCTAAAAGCATCAACTCCTTTTTGTGTCATACCTGCACCCTTATCGGTTGCACGGAAATGACCCTTTGAGTCTTTCTCCAAGAATGTTCTAAATCTATCCACCGAACTCATGCCCTGCTACTCGTTTCATCTGGCGATTAAACTCGGCCTGATCTGGTTTAGATTTATATAATTTAATAGAAATCTCAGGACGTTCTTTTCCTTTGATTCTCCAATTGTAACCTTTAGCCTTGTGTTCTGCACTTGTAGTCTTTACGACTCTACGTTTATATCCTGCTTCCCAAGACTCTGATTTTTTCTCAGATATAAATTCTTTAAAATTAATCATGATGACATACCATGTTTCTTTCGAAAGTCAGCTAAGTCTTTGTCAGCAGCTTTACGTCGTTCAGCGGCTTTCTTTGCATCAGCTTCACGATCAGCTTGTGTTCTACCACTAGCTTTATCCATTTGCTTTAGAACACGATCTCTTGCTGGACCTTCAGATACTTCGCTCTTCATATAATCTCTTACTGAATCAATATAATCTGTAGCCTTTGTTATCTTTGATTGTACCCATTCAGGAAGGTTGTCATTTTCGCCTAACATATTATGCAACTCTTGAGCAGCGTCAATCATTGTTTTTAATTGACCTTTAGCCATTCCACCTTCCTGATCATACTCGCCAGGATCTTTAGCTTCTTCCATAGTTCCAACTTGACTATGTTGATATATTTGTGCTAACAGTTCTCGTGTAGTTGTCATCCTTGCCTTCCAAATAATCTATTGTGATCGATTTTATCCATAGCTTTAGATACACCTTTTACTCTTGCTTGAGCTTTTTTAGTATCTCCGGCTGCTCCCTTTTTTGCTGCATCGTCAGCAGCTTTACGTACATATTGACCCATCTTATTATTAGAAAGTTCACTCATCTTCTTACGTCTTTCGCCAGCCTCTGCATCAGCCTTTGCATTACCAGCTTTTTTCAGAGCATCAAGACCTTTTCTAATTTTATCTTTATCAGGTGACGCAGCTTTATTTAAACCAGTTTTAGTAAGATCTTTCATGCTCATTGAAAGTTCACTCATATTTTTCTTTTTAGTATCTTTCATACGAGCTCTATCCATCATTCGATCATGTCTCTTGGCATCCATTTCTTTTTCTCTGGATATTTTTTGTTTTGCAATGCCTTGTGCCATGCCTTCTCTTGCAGGTACTTTAGCTTTACCGGTTAATTTATCAACAGCAGTAGATGTACCTTTATTGCGATTAATAAATGTCTTAATACCTTTTTTAACCTTGTCTCTTCCTGCCTTAGCAATATCTGGAGATTTTGAGCGAGCATCAGTATGTCCACGTTCAGTACTGCTAGCAGCATCAGCGGTACTCACTTGTGCCTTTTTGATATAACGACTTGCCATGCCTTTTGAAATTTCATTAACATCTTCATTGAATGGACGGTTTATCATCATGTCAGTCTTTTTATGTGACATAGGTTTCTTTAGTTTTACAACTTTACCATTATTTCTTCTTGCCATATCTTTCGCATCTCTTTCATGAGATGCAAATCCAATAGCTAATCCTTTTTTATCAACTGCAGCATGAGTATGTTTGATAGCCTCATTAGCACGTTTCATAAGATCTGCAATCTTACCCATAGTCTTTCTATCTTTATCTTTCATTGCAGGAGTCTTAGTCATCGCAGTTTGACCATCAGGAATAGTTGCTTCGTGATAGTGCCCTTTAAGTGACTTGCCGAGATGTTTGTCAGCCTTTGCGAATGATATAGGTTTCTTTAGTTCTACGTGTTTTAGTTTTACAACGCTGCCACCATTTCTTCTTACCAAATCTTTTGCATCGCTGTGGCTATTTGCAAATCCATGAGCTACTCCGTTTTTATGAACTGCAGCATGAGAAACCCCACCTGGCTTGCGTCCAAATCCAACAGCGTTTCCTTTATGATCAACTGCAGCATGAGTAAACTGTTTTTTAAGCCGTGCACGCCCCACTGAGGGGTCGTCTGAATCTTCTTTATAGCCTTCTTCCATATCATCTTGACGTGGTTTAGTTTGAGCGGCTTCTTTTGCTAATGCTGCTTTAAGCCATTCAAGATTTTTTTCTTGTTTAATAACTTCACGATCTACTGGTACCATACGAGTGCCTTTTTTACCATCAGGCTTTGTATATATTTCAGGTTTTTTATCAGCAGTCTTGACGTTTTCTTTATAAATGTGCGGATGATCATCTTTTGCTTGGGCATGATCACCACCATAATGAGTACCAAGAGCTTTCTTTACATTCTTTTTAGGACCGTGATATTTTAATTCATCGCTGCCGTGATAAGTTGTTTTAACACCATGCTTCTTTTGCATGAGAGCCGAATGTGCTCTTCTCTCAGCATCATTACTAAGCATATGCTGTGCATGACTTGATGAAACGTCTGAGGCTTCCCTTAGTTCTTTGAATGTTTTCATTTTTAACCCCTAGTTATCTTTATGAATTTCATCTGATCCTGAATGTGCGTCTTTTGCAGCTGATTCATATCCGTGATGATCTGGTCCATGTTTTTTTAATTGCTTGATAGCATAATGATGATCTTCTTTTCCAAAATGGTGTGCATTAGCAGCTTCTCTGTGGTTATCTGCTTTTTTGCTTAAACCTTTTTTCTCTGCTGCATTAGCTTTATTTAAATGAGATTGCATAGCTGTATCATGTTTTTTTATAGCAGCATGATGACTAGCCATAGCATCTTTTGTTCTTTGAACCGTTCTGTACGGGTCACCGTAAGGAGATTCGTTTAGTTCCTGCCTTATTTGAATAAAAGATTTCATTACGCTAAATCCTTATCGTGGTTAAGCCCACCTTTTTTCTTTTTAACAATAAAAGCATTGACTCGTGCATGTCCCCACTGAGATGGTGTGGTGCCAGGTCTATGACCGGTTTTCCATGCAGCAACGCCACGATTATATACTTTACGCAAAGTACCTACAGAAATACCTGATTTTTTAGATTTATCAGCAAGTGAGCTACCTGCTTTATCTTCGGTGATATATTCTTTGAAGTTTATCATTTAATCCCCATACATCTGCTTAAATTTCTTTGTCCAAGTTGATTGCTTGGTTTTACCCATATTCTTTTTATCACCTGGTGCTGGTTTATATGCACTAGGATCATTATCAGCTTTCTTACCGTGTTTCTTAAAATGACGGTCTCTTGCTACCTTTGTTGCTTTCTTCAGGCCTCTATGATAATCTTTTGGTTGTGATCCTTTACGATCTTTAATATCAGAGTCCTGAGGAGT